ATGTTTGACCACGTGCCAGACGAACCTGGGCGTAAAAAGAACCCAAAAACAATGGCAGATACCAAAACAAAACTTAATTTTCCACCATTTCAGCATTATAAGTTTGACGATGACGACAATTTAATTTGTGTAGGAAAAAGTCATTGGAAGGGCGGTATGGAAAACGGTCATTTTGATAAGACACACGGCATGGCTACCAATAAACTTGCTATGATGTGGTTAAAACTAGTTGATCGGTATGCAACTCGTGGAAATGTACGTGGATATACCTATAATGACGAAATGAAAGGGCAAGCAATACTGCAATTATCGCAAATTGGCTTGCAGTTTGACGAATCAAAGTCAAACAACCCGTTTGCCTACTACACAGCAGCAGTTACTAACAGTTTTGTTCGTGTTATCAACTTGGAAAAGCGTAATCAGAACATTAGGGATGACATACTTGAGATGAATGACATGAATCCTAGTCATACTAGACTACATAACGGCGAATGGGAAGCAGCACAACGTAGAGAAAATGCAAATAAAGGTTGATCTTTACAGTATTCTCCATTATACTGTACTAGAAGTGGAGTTTTCTATTGTTTAAAAAAGCAGCAGTGTTTACAGACATTCATTTAGGTATGAAAGGCAATTCTCGAGTTCATAATCAGGACTGCGAGGACTATATTGATTGGTATATCGAACAAGCTAAGGCTCACGGTTGTGAGACTGGCTTGTTTTGTGGCGACTGGCACCATAATCGCAACAGTCTCAACCTTACAACTATGGATACAACCATTAGGCTACTAGAAAAACTAGGTGCAGCCTTTGAAAACTTTTACATGTTTGCTGGTAACCACGATTTGTATTACAAAGACAAGCGTGATGTGAAGTCAACTGAGTTTGCAAGACACATTCCTGGCATTACGGTAATTGAAGAGATGATGGTCGAAGACGATGTTGCACTGATTCCGTGGTTAGTAGGCGATGAGTGGAAGAAAATTCCTAAAATGAAGGCCAAATACCTATTTGGTCACTTCGAACTACCCAGTTTCTATATGAACGCTATGGTACAGATGCCAGATCACGGTGAACTTAGAAGCGAACACTTTGTTAATCAAGAGTACGTGTTTAGTGGACACTTCCACAAGCGTCAGAAACAAGGCAAGATCCACTACATCGGTAATGCCTTTCCGCATAACTATGCTGATGCGTGGGACGATGCACGTGGTATGATGATACTTGACAAAGAGAATGATGCAGAACCATTGTACCTTGATTGGACAGAGTGTCCTAAGTACCGTACCGTTAAACTTTCTCAATTAATTGACGAACAGGCTACACTTATTAAACCAAATATGTATCTAAGAGTTACATTAGATATTGATATTAGTTACGAAGAAGCTAGTTTTGTTAAAGAAACCTTCTTAGAGCAATATAAGTGTAGAGAGATTACACTAATTCCGCAAAAACACCTTGAGGAAATTACTACAGACTTAGATATTGCACAGTTTGAAAGTGTAGATCAAATTGTTAGCAATGAAATACTAGCAATTGATAGCGAAAACTTTAACAAGTCGGTGCTACTAGAAATTTATAACGGGTTAGAATGATTAAAATAAAAGATCTTACAGTAAAAAACTTCATGAGTGTGGGTAATGTTACCCAAGCAGTTGATTTTAACGAAGAACAGCTAACACTTGTACTAGGAGAAAACCTTGATCAAGGTGGCGATGACAGCGGAAGTCGCAACGGTACTGGTAAAACTACTATCATTAATGCATTAAGCTATGCGTTGTTTGGTAATGCACTTACAAACATCAAAAAGAATAATCTTATTAACAAAACCAATTCAAAAGGCATGTTGGTCACCCTTAACTTTGAGAAAGGCGGTAACAAATACCGTATTGAACGTGGAAGGTCGCCTAATGTGCTCAAGTTTTACATTAATGACCACGAACAGAAAGAAGATATAGACGAATCACAAGGCGACAGTCGTAAAACACAGGAAAGTATTCAAGAGTTACTAGGTATGAGCCACGATATGTTCAAACATATCCTTGCACTTAACACTTATACTGATCCATTCTTAAGTATGCGAGCAAATGACCAACGTGCTATTATTGAACAGCTTCTTGGTATTACTATTCTTACTGAAAAAGCAGATTTGTTAAAAGATAAAGTACGTCAAACTAAAGATGCTATTACAGAAGAAACAATGCGAATTAACGCTATTGAAGCAAGTAACAAAAAAATACAACAAAGTATCGAAACACTTGTTGGAAGACAACGTGCATGGGAAGCAAAGCGTAGAGACGATGTTGAAAAACTTAAATTAGCTATTGAAGAATTAGAAAAACTAGATATCGATGCGGAGTTAGAAGCACATGACAAACTAACCAATTGGACTGAGCTTAACAATCGTATTACAAGTCTTAATAAAGAAAAAGCAACACTTGAGTCTGCATTAATGAGAGCAACCAAGAGCGTTGAAAAGGCAGAGAAAGATATCAACAATCTTGATGACGCAACATGTTATACTTGCGGACAAGCCCTACATGCTGATAAAAAAGCAGAAATTGAAAACAAAAAACAAAAAGAACTAACCGATGCGCTTGCATATCAATCCGAAGTTGCAGATAAACTAGAAGCAACTATGAAATTTCTCGAAGACATTGGAGATATTAATGGTCGGCCAAATACATTTTATGATACAGCCAAGGAAGCATACGAACACAGAAACAATGTAGATAACTTAAATTCAGCATTAGTAAATAAAATTCAAGAACAAGATCCGTATCAAGCACAAGTTGACGATTTAAATAATACTGCAATGCAAGAAATTTTGTGGGATACAATAAACGATCTTACAAGTCTAAAAGAACATCAAGAGTTTCTCCTTAAACTGTTGACTAACAAAGACTCGTTTATTCGCAAAAAGATTATCGATCAAAACTTAGCGTACTTAAACAACAGGCTCACATATTATTTAGACAAACTAGGCTTGCCTCATCAAGTAGTGTTTCAAAATGATTTAAGTGTTGAAATTACACAACTTGGTCAAGACTTAGACTTTGATAACCTGTCACGTGGTGAACGCAACAGACTTATACTAGGTATGAGTTTTGCATTCCGTGACGTATGGGAAAGCCTTTATCAAGGTATTAACTTGTTGTTTATCGACGAGTTAATCGACAGTGGTATGGACACTGCTGGTGTTGAAAATGCACTTAGCGTACTTAAAAAGATGGGAAGAGAGCGTAATAAAAATGTTTTCCTTATCTCGCACAAAGACGAGTTAGTTGGTAGAGTTAATCATGTTTTAAAAGTTATTAAAGAAAACGGCTTTACCTCATATGAAAATGATGTTGAAATTACCGAATGACAGACGACACACACGACAAACTTGTTAAGACATATCTAAAATATTTTGAAACAAACGAAAAGTTTGAACATAAGCCTAGTGAAAGAACTAAAAGAGCAGCAAGGCGTGAATTAAGGCAACTTATAAATTTAGCAAAACAAAGGCAAGAAGAAATAATAAAAAAATACAATAATGTATTAGAAGGCTATCGACAAGATCAAAAACGGAAGAAGAAAAAATAATCGACTATACATAATGTATGAGTTGGTTGTTTAAAGGTAAAGAAATAAATTTAATACCAGATGAGTATGAAGGCTTTGTTTACCTTATAACAAATCTTACCAACAATCAAAAGTACGTAGGCAAAAAACTAGCAAAGTTTAAAACAACCAAGCCACCACTCAAAGGCAAGAAGAACAAACGCAGAGGCTTTAAAGAAAGCGACTGGCGCGAGTACTGGGGCAGCTCAGATAGACTTAACGCAGACATTAAAAAACTAGGCCAAGAACATTTCACAAGAGAAATACTGTACTTTTGCAAAAGTAGAGCAGAGATGAGCTACATTGAAGCACGAGAGCAGTTTGATAGGCGAGTATTAGAAACAGACGAATACTACAACGGTATCATTAATGTACGTGTAGGCGGCTCAGAAAAGTTAAGACAGGCACTACTTGAACAACAGGCAAAACAATCCAACACATAAGGTTGGCGGGCCAGTTTAAAAACACCGCTGTGGAAAAAGCTCTCGTATAGAAGCACACGTAACATACTGATTGACTACCCAGAGGTAGGAAGCCATCAAAAGAATTGGGCTCACTAGTTGGTATAGATAGATTGTTGGCTGTCGAAAAACTGCAAATTACACACAAAAACCCTTTAGCACTAGGAACGAAGCGGGGGAATATTGTATACTATATTGTACATTATCCAGGATAATGTATATTATAATATACATAATGTCGACGTAGGTTGGGAAAGGTCAGAGCCCATTGTGTAGCAGTATAATAAAAACCTACTTCCGATCTCGGCTGGTGATACTCACATAATGTTTGAGAGGACGGGACCATAAACAGGTTCCGTCTG